AACTCACTCTCCATGCTACGGCTGTCTAACTTAGCGTTAACCGTTACACCATCGCTCCTGCGTTTATCTTGCATCATGTAGGACATAACAGCAGGGCGCACATAGCGTTCGTCTATCAGCTTCTTAAAGGCAGCAGATGAAGTGTTCATAGCGTTAAGTTCTTGGCGGTGCTTGACAGACTGCCCACGGTTGACGATGTACTCATCACGTTCAGCTTCTATCATTGTACCTCCTTGGCTGTGACGTTGACCACCTATCACCCCACCTCGTTCGAACTTAGGTATCGGCTTGGCTGCTACGGCTGCTAACTGAATCGCTCCTGCTGCGATAATGATACCAGCGAGGATTGGGTTAGGCGGTGGGCCAACAGCAGCAGCAAACGCAGCCTTTGCCGTTGTTAGTGCGATATCGAATAGGGCTATTGCTTTGTCTTGCTTGGCTACCTTAGTCTTCTCTGCTGCGATAGCTTGTGCTGTACGTTTAGCAAGTGCTGTTCTTTCTCTGTCTTTCTTACGTTCTGTATCTGTTGAGTCGTTGATAGCCTGTAACTCTACCTCACTCGTTGCTGTGATGTCAGCTATACGGTTCTCACTTAGTTGCCTGCTCAGATCGTTGATGGATGAGAAAGCAGAGGCAATAGCGTCAGCGTACTGGAAGGCAAGGTCAATCCGCTTTTGAGTTTCGGCTTCAGCTGCCTTTGTAATTGCAGTTTGGGTATCTGCTTCTATCTTCTGACGTTTGGTTGAATCTTCTGAAGTTAATCCAAGTGCATTCTTTTCGGCTTCTGCTTTAGCTTTTAATATCGCAATAGTATTCTCAAGACTATCATCACCAAGCGACCTCTCTAATTCAAGAACGGCAATCTTTCCGCTAATTCTCTTAGCTTCTCTTTCCTGCTCTGATTGATATATCGTTTCGCTTAGTTTTAATTCTCCTTTTTTAATTTCAACTAATGATAGCAGACCTTTTCTTTCAAGTTTTTCAATTTCAACTACTGTATCTCTTCTGTTTTTAATTCTTAAGACTCTGATCGCTGTTTCACGGTCTAATATCTCAGCATTGATAGCAAAGAAATTTTCTCGAATCTGTTTCTTTTCGTCAATATCTAATTTAACCAATTGATCCGTGCCGTCTTTAATTGCTTTAGCCTGTCTTTTAAGACTTTCAATCTGAATACGTTCCTTCTCAATCTCTAACTCAAATGTGTCTTTATTCTCTGCATCAAGCAAACTGATTCTTCTATCAATGGCTTGCACTTGAAATTCTGTTTTTCTTTTCTCAACTCCTATCAATCCCTCCAATGCTTGTTTTGCTTTCTCCCCTCCTGAGTCGATGCCTAACAATTGCTTTGTCTTGTCAACTACCAATCCAATCCCGTCAGCGATAGCTTCGAATCCGGGTACTGCGTTTGATATTACCTTCTTGACCTTATCAAAATTCTGTACAAGTTCAATTAACCCGATAACAAGCAAGCCTACACCTGTTGCTGCTAATGCAAGTCTAAATACTTTTAATGCTCCTGTTGATGTTCCTACTACCGCTGCGTATGCTGATTGTGTTGCTGATAGAATGGCAATCTTAGTAGCACCTTGTCCTGTTACTAAATTTGCTACTTCTTGGATTCCTGTTAGTAGAGCAGTAGCAGCCTGCACTCTTAATAATGCTTTCTGTAAATCCTCGCTTTCCTCACCAAATAATGCTGCTGCTCCTTGAACAACCGAGAACCCAGCAGCCAGCCCCTTGATAGCACCGACAGCAGCATCGAACTTAAACGTATCGGATGCCAGCACCCGTACCCGTTCGTTGGTATCGCCTATCTGATCTTCCAGCCTTGCTGCTTGGAATGCTGTATCTTGGAATGCCTTACTATTCTCCTGCCCCTGTGCTTCAAGGTTGGAGAGTTCTGCCTTTAGATTCTTAAGTTGGGTCTTGAGTGATACGGCTGCTTTCTCTACCTTGCCTGTCTCGTTGCCGTAGACGGTCGTTCCTTTACTCAGCTTGTCTATCTCTGCCCGTAGCTTGGCAGCATCTTCCTGATTCTTTTTGAACGCTGCCGACTGCTTCTGCCCTGCCGAGAGTAGCTTAATCTCCTCATCGTATAGCTTCTTAACACCAGCCTTGAGTGAGTCGATACTCTTAACCTGAGAGTCAATCGCTGCCTTTACCTGACCACTACTGAATGCTGCTGCTGCCGACTTGCCAGCGTCCTTGAATGCTTCTGATGCCTTTGCCCCTGCTTGTGCTGCCTTATCGCCGATGACGGCTATATCTTTAGTGGCTTGCTTAACGGAAGCGTCTAAGGAGTCGCTATCGGCGGTGAAGGTTACGAGTATGTTAGCTGCCACGATTTAGAGATTTTACGAACGATTCAAATTTAAGGATAAAAACCTCAACATCGTTACGCATCATCTGATTGTATGCCAGCACGTCACCGTCACACATCGCCATGACCTGTTCCTTTAGTCTCTCTTGGGCTTTGTTCGCCCTGTATCTCGGTGAGTATCCAGCAGGATTAACGCTGCTACCAGCTTGCGTTGCTGTTGCACGTTGTGTTCCCATAGCGTCTGAAAGTCTTCTGCTGACATAGACATTAAGGGAGTCAATGGCTCGATACCCAGTCGTGTAAAAAAATCGTGCGACCCCTCCTTGCACATCGCCTCGAATACGTCCAGCTTCTCCATGTGAATATCAGGGTTGATGATATAAGGGTCTTCATCGTCACGCAGCACCCAAGTGGCTGCTATGTTCAGCAGTAGGTCACGGTGTATCACGCTGTCTTGCCTCTCTCTGATGATATGGATATAGGTAGCCATCAGGGCTGCGTTCTTCGGATTGCCGAGTCCTGCGCTCAATGCCTTCTCCATCTCGTTGAGTATGCTCTCCATCTCCTTACCTGACAGTCCGCTACTCAACCGTTCGAGTAATGCCATGGACATACTGAACCGTTCAAGAGGCATATTGACTTCCTTAGGGAAGCGGAGGTAGCCATGCCCATCGTGAGTGAATACCTTAACGAGGTTGAGCGTTGTCTGTTTGGCTTCCCACTTATTGAATAGATGCCACAACTTGCGAGGCATTAATCTTCTGAATAATTTCATCGATAGAATTTAGGCAATAAATTTTCTCTTGTCCGATAGTCTTAATCTCGGTTCTGTTCTCGTCTGCTAGTTCAAGTACCATCTCAATGTTGGCAATGCTCACCAGCACCTTACAATGTCCTACCTCAACAGCACTCATGTTCCGAAGTTCTTCGTCTTCGATAGTGCCGTCAAATTCCATCAGCACCGAGTCAACTATGATAAACGCACTCACCAGTAACCGAATGGGCATTGTGCGTCTTCTACTCTCGTCTTCGCTGGAAGGAAGCATCCGCAGTCCTTGCATAGGTTGAGCCTATTGTCCTTGTGCTGGCAGAGTGAACAGATCGCCGTCCTCGGCTTGCTCCTTGCCCTTGCCTCTTTGTTGCTGGTCACGTAGTACCACCACCCTTCTATGATAGCGAGTAACGTCTTCATCAGTCGGTGAGTATTATAATTGCTGGCTCGGTGTCTGCTTGCACGATAGAGAACGAGATACAAGTGTATGCCACCGCATCTACTGTAATCGTCTCATGGTAGCCGTTGACCCCTCCAAGGGTGACGAATAGCGTATAGCCTTGCAGAGCATCGACTACGATACCTTCAATAGTGATGATACCATCTTCATCGGAGGTGGCAGGGAAGGTCTGCACCCGTCCTGTTGCGTTGTGCTGAAGACAGACGAGGAAGGAGGTGTCGGGTGTTACCGTCCAGAAGGTAAGCCCCGAAGCACAGGATTCGATAAACGCTCCTGCATTGTAACAAAGTGAACAAACGCTCATAGATATCGTTTTAGGATTGCATTGACAAAGTAACGGAAACAGTCGAGAAAATCGGCACGTTCCGCTAAGTTCTTTCTATTCGATTTCATGATACCCCCGTCAGAGTTGCATTGTACTTGCTTCGCATCGTAGACGAATCCCTTACACTTGACCGAGTTAACCTTGATGTCTAACTTACGAAGTGCATTGTTGCAATCGATACGACTATTGAAGTGGGTAGGGTTGGCTGGTATGATAATCTGACTATCGCCCAGCTTCAAACGTCTTTTAATCTGAGTGTAAGCTGAACTATTGTCCCTCTGCTGAATGCTCCTACCGTTACCCATTGCATCACCCGTTATCCTGAGTAGCCCTGTCGGTACTTTGTACGACTCTACATGGTCACAGAATGAATCGATGCTTCCCTTCTCTATCGTTATCTCATCCACCACCACACACCCCCTCGTTGTCTGTTGGATGACGAGTGCGCATAATGGGTTGATGTTGAAATCGACTGAGATGAACACGGGTATATTAGGGTTGATAGATAGGCTGTCATCTACGTGCCTGTCATCCATCCAAGCATACAGGAACGGGTTGCTGATGTCATCCATCACATCCCAATCACCTTCCACGAATCGGGCATACTGAATCGGTGGTAACTCCTTCAGCGATTCAAGGTACTCAGGGCTGATGTATGGGTTATCGGTGATACGTGAGTTGATATACTCCCAGCGTTCCGGAAGCGTTCCTGTCCTCCACCTTTCGTAAATGATAGACTTCACCCAGTTGTTAGCAGGATTGCAAGTAGCGAGGCATACGATAGGAGGGTTGCCCTGCGCCTTATTCCACGATCCGATACGCTCCTGCACCTTGTAGAAGGTAGCCTCTTGTAGTTCGTTCACCTCGTCAAGTCCTGCACCGTTCACCTCAAGCCCTCTGAATCTATTCAAGTCCTTATCATCATCGAAGGATTCAGCCATGAATATTAATTCACTACCGTTGATGAAGTGAACCACGTTAGTATCTAAGTTCCATTTCTTAATATACTTCTGCATCCCGTCATTGAGGATAGAAGAGAACGATGGAAAGGTTGTGCGTTTTAAGTCAGGGAGTGTCTTACGGATGATAACCCAGCGAGAGCGAGGGTAGAGTAGACAAAGTGAACATAGTGTGAGTAGCAACCAATAGGTCTTGCCACCACGTTATTATTTTCCCCTCACATTTCTATGAGGGGCAGCCATCGTATAGCACCACCGAATACAATAACTCTCTTGTATCCGTTGATTGCCATATCGTAGGCTGTCGTTTGTCTCTTAGTTAGCTTGAATTGCATACCCTTTGTTTAATCTTTTTATTGATGAAATAGAGCAGCCAAACATATCTGCTATCAATTGATTCTTTACTCCTTTGGACTTCAAATCAACAATCGCTTCAATGCTTTCTTTAGTTTGCTTGCACCTTGCACTTTCGTGTAATCTTTTGGCTTTAATTAAACCCAATTTGTATGCGTGTAATTGATTCTCTGAGTTGTTAACCCATTCAAGATTTCCGGCTTCATTGTTTAATTTATTGCCATCAATATGATTTACTTGTGGCTTATTGGATTCATTGACAATAAATGCAGTAGCAACTATCCTATGAAGTTTATAGGTAGTTAGTTTGCCCTGCTTCATGATAGCAAATCTCTTATAGCCTTTCTTGTCTATCGCTGGCTTTAATAATCGCCCTTTCAATCTTAATTGATTCTTGACTGTTGTAACTATCCTGTCAATGCTTCTAACATTGCCCAAGTTTGAAACTTCATATCCAGTCTCAAATCCTATCCAAATTTCATTAGTCATCTTTTCCCTCCGTTCTAATGATAATCAATGGCTCAGTAGTGGTGATGTTAGTATCTCCATTGCTTGCCCACTTCTCACGCTGTCTGTTTCCTAACCAATGCTTAGCAGCAGCAGTATCAGGTGGTAATTCTTTTCTCAGGCTAACGACATCACCATCCCTCGTTAGAGCGTCTTCTGATATCGTCATCCCCATTGCTCGTTTGAATAATGCTTTGGCAATTATCCCGTCAGCAGGGACTTTCCCCCGTGTTATCGCCTCCGAAAATTCAGGGTGATCGTGTTGCCACTTGTAGAATGTTGAAGTCGCAATCGATAATACCTTCGCCATCTCTTCGTCATTCAAGCCAAGCAAAGCCATATTCTCGGCTATCTCACAATACTCTGCTTTGTAAGGTGTCGGTCTTCCTACTGGCTTCTTGTCGCTGTCCTCAGTCATACTTCAAAGTTAGTCAATATCATAAACTGTCTTATCCTTCTTCGCTCCGAATCTACTTCTCTGACGTTCTGCGAACTGAACTGCTAATACTTCCGCTTGCTGCGGTGTAAGTCCTTTAGCAATCAGCCTACGGGTGTTAGCTACGATGGCTTGCTTGCTCTTGCCAAATAGTAAGTCATCCGTCATAGCGTGTAGGTGTCGATTCGTTTCTTCACCATGTCAATAAACTTCTCCATCATAGAGGCATAGTAGCTGTTGAAGTCCTGATGCCCTTCTGCGTTTCGCTCGAAGAGAACGTACAGGCAAGACCTTAACCGTTGGCTGGGTGTCTTACTCCCCATTTCTTCTGCATCTATCTTTATTGACTTGAGTACCTCTTCATCGTTGAATGAGAAGGACTCACCCTTGAATGCCATTACTCCGATACCTGATGCCCATTGGTTAAGTAACTCGGCTGCCTTTGCTGGGGATAGTTCTTGCGTTCCGATAACGACCTTGAGCGTCTTATCTCTCCGGGTGCTGACCGATTCGATAGCGCATGGAATTAATAGTAGGTCGCTCATGCTGCTTTCTGTGTTGAGGCTACCTGATCCAAGTACACCCGAATGATTTTCTTAATTGAATCCTTGTGGCTTTTAGGTATGCGGAATGCGACCGTAGTAGTCGGCTCACCGTACTTATGCTTCGCCCCTGCTCCTGCTCGCTTACCTCCTCTTCGCTCTATGTGTTTTGGTTTCATCTTCTACAAAGTTACTTATTCTATTTGATTGTGCAATACTACACCGTTGTTTTTTAGTAGGTGAAGCCACGATAAACAGCGACTGAGATAGGTCTTCTTTACTCGGCTTCCGTCTTCTGAATGTATTAACTGGGCTGTGAATGTCCGGTGCGTATGCCTTGCGTTATGATAGGTCGTTGCCCTGTCCTTCACCTCAACTTCATCAGGTAGGTAGTTGACCATGTAGTGCGTTATCTTTTCGGCATCCGTCATTTGCAACCCTCCTTCACGCAGAATATCTTCCCGTGGTAGACTTTAGCGAACGGGCATTTACCAGCCCTGATATCGTAATAGGTTAGATTGCATACATCAACCTTAGAAGGGGTTGGTGGTGTCGTTTGTCCAGTCGTTGTCTGCATATTGTCTGAGGTCTTTAGGTGGTGTAGGTAAAAAGCTGCTTCCTTGTGGTGCTTGTCCTGAGTCACTGAAGGATGTCATGTTAACCGAGTGCAGGAACTCTACCGTTCCTGTTGCGCCTTGTCGGTGCTTCTCGAAGAGATAGAAGATTTCGTTTGTGTATGGTGTGCCGTTGTCATCATTCAGCCCGTAGTATGATGGTCTCCAAACGAATGCTACCGTGTCTGCATCCTGCTCCAGCGATCCTGACTCCCGAAGGTCTGAAAGCATCGGTTTCTTGTCCGCTCGTTTCTCTACCTCTCTGCTCAACTGGGCAAGTGCTATGATAGGGATGCCAAGTTCTTTCTGTGCTGCCTTAATCGTTCGGCTTATCTCTGCGACCTCTGCCTCCCTGTTGCCTCCTCTGAAGCCCTCTATCGTCATCAATTGAAGGTAGTCAATGATTACCCACTTACACCGCCCTTTGCGATGCTCTCGCTTAATTACCCTGATCGCCTCATGCACTCCGCAGCGTGCCTTGTCGTAAATCAGAAATGGTGAGCGTTCAATCTTGCCTATGGTATGCTCAAAGGCTGCCAGTTCAGGCTGCGTTAAGTTACCATCACGAAGTCGGGAGGATAGTATCTGATTCTCTGACTCCATCAGGATTAAACGCTGGCATAGTTGGGAGGGATTCATCTCGAGGTTGAAGTAGATACCCGGCTCTTTGGATTGCATCCCGTGGAACAGGGCGAGTGCCGTCTTACCCATCGAAGGTCTGCCAGCGATGATAATGAACTCAGGATGCCATCCACCGGTAAACCTATTGATTGATTGTATGCCCGTTTCTACCCCTGTGGTCTTCCCTGCTGCTGTCAATGCTGCTCGGCGGTAGTATGCCTCCCTTTCATCGTTAGTAAGCTGTAAGAGGTCGATTATGTTATCTGTCGTGCCTCCGGTGTCGAGAAGGTTGGTCAGTCTCTTGATTATTCCCGATGCTGTGGTGTAGCCGTCCGAGTTATTGTGCATCCCTAACGACTCCTCGGTGAGTATCTGCCCTATGCTCCGCTTTATGCTGGCATCTTTCAAGGTGGAGATGTACTCGTTGATAGGCTCGTTGTAGGTGAGATGATCGCTCCACCCTATTACCGTAGCCATGTCCTTAACTGCGAATCCTTCGCTCTCCTTGGAGTATTGGTAGAAGTTAACTGCATCCGGTGTCTTGCCTTTAGCGATGAGCGATTCAATGACCTTGAATGCTTTGTTCGTCAACTCGTCCGTGAATAGGTTGGAAGATAGCTGAGGGAATAAGTCACGGGATGAGTCACCCGTCATCAGTATGGCTATCAATGCTTGCTCTGTTCTGCTTGTGTTCATGATTCAATTGGATTTGTTCCTGAGAAATGTACTCCGTTGGCTGCCCTGCTGAAGGTAGGTTGAATAGGTTTTGAAAAAGAAGTAGAGGATGATTCCTTTGCCTTCCACGATGATAGTCTTCTGTTAGTATCCCATGCCCCCTGAGCGGTCAATCTTATCTTGCCGTTTGGTAAAGGTTCAGTCCAATAGGAGAAGAAAGCATTGCAAGTCTGTTTTGAATACTTCTCAACTAACGGATTCATTGCTTCGATTAGATGACTTTCATCCCAATGCTTGAACGAAGGTGCTTTTTTTGCACCGTTAATTATATCCTTCTCTTTATCTTTCTCCTTATCCTTATCCTTATAGGCTTCGACTTCGCTTCCGTTTGGCTTCAATGTCGCTTCTGTTTCGCTTCTAAGTGGCTTCGATTTCGCTTCGGTTTCGCTTCGCTTTGGCTTGCTTCCGTTCACGTAGTTTCTGTTCCCTTTCTCAAGCACAGGGCGAATAAGAGTCCATACTGTTCTTGATATTCCTGTTAACTCAGGCTCTGTGAAGTCGAGTGAGTAACTGAATATAGCATCGTAGATTTCAGCCTGTACGTCCTTTGGAAGTTCCTTTATCGCCTCGTACATGGAGCGGTAAAAGATGCAAGTATCACGTGAGTTCATATCAAAAAGAAAGCCCTATGAAGACTGCGGTCGAATCGGCTCAGATTAACTCCTTGCCTCGCAGTCACCATAGGGCAACAATGTTTTACAATCATTCAGGATTCGACCTCTGAATTAAATAAAGATAGTGATTTTAATCTACATTTTCATCGGAATAAATTTCAGCCTCCCATGATTTACTAAATTCTTTATCATTGAAAGCTTCTGATATTCCACCAATTTGACAAAGCCTGAGAACTTCATCAGCATCCATTCCTAAGTTTTTAGCAATCTTTTCATCGCTCCAATTTCTTTTTTTAAGATCAATTACAATATCACTCATTGCTTGAATCTTGTGCTTACCTCTTGCTCGATTATGACGAATTGTACTTGCAACTCTGTCATTAAATCCAGTACGTTCTTCATTGATTGTAACTACTGGCAGATATCCATTAACTCTCATCTGAATGTCTAAGCACTCCTTTCCTACCCTGTTTCTGTGAAAACCATCAATTACTTCTCTTGTAACTCCGTTCTCTTCCAACATTGATACAATTGGCTGTGTGTATCCATCGGCACTAATTGAAAGCCTTAGAAGTTCCATTTCAGGAGGTGCTACCGAATTTGGATTGTAGTCATTTGCATGAACTGTTTCATTTTTAACCCAAAGAACACAATCAACTGGCTCTGAATTCATCGGGCTTACTGAATGAAGATATTTTTTTATCTCATTAAGAGTTTCCACTTTTTTGTCGATTGACATTTTCTCAAATTCATAATGAGAAAACATTTGTTTGATTTCGTTTATCATAGTTCAAATTTATTTTGCTCTCGCTGTTCTTTTTTAAGTTTCAAATATTTTTCGTAAGCATCTGTTTTATGCTGAGTGAATCCAAGTCCCTTACACCAATAATCATTTCTCAAAAGTGATTTACAAATTCGCCTCCATGAAGGAGCAAGTTTTTGTGATTCAAGCAAAGCAGGAGATTCATCAGGTATGCCATTTGGATATCCTCTTTTTTCCCACCAATCAATAAAAGTGTAAATCTTATTTTTGTAATGTTCTGATGTTTTTTCAGGCAATGTATTGATAATCATTTCAGAGAATGATTTCCATGTATGTTTTTCAGGTTTGGTAATACGACCATATCCGTTAATATTTCCGGTATCTTGAACATACATTGCCCCTGAATTTGCACCATTCACACGTGCAACAACACGAGCCCATGTTTCAGGTTCAATCAAATGAAATAGCCACAATCCTCTACGCTGATCATCTCCGTATGGCTGGCAAATCCTTTGAAGGTGAATTGACAATCCTGCTTGATGCATTATGTCATAAAGGTGATTATGCCTCTTATGTTTATTCTTAGCATGGTAAATCCAAATATCATCAGTTGACCAATCGTAGATAGGATAAACATTGAAAACACTTGGAGTTACAAGAGTTGTATATTGCTTTTCCTGAAATCTAATTTTTGATTTACTTGCAATAGTTCTATATCTATTCAGGCTTTCATCTGCCCTGATTCCTACTAAGCAAGCCGTTTTCTCTCCTTCAGAATACCACTCTCCAAATTCAGGCACAAACTCTTCAAATTCCATCCCTGCCCTAAAAAATGGAAAGTAATTAATATCTGTAATGGTGTCTTTTGGGTATTCTCTTATCCAATCTTTTCTCCTGTCTTTATCCCAACACAACCAAAATGGTTCAAATACAGAAACTGCATTTCTTAAATGAATTGGTAAGCATACCCAATAAACATCTAAGTACTGTTGATACATTTTAACACATTCGGTCATGTGTTCTATCGTAAGTTTGTATTGACCTTCTAAGTCAACAATCAATAATCCAATCTTTCTATTTCTTTTAATTGCCTCATCCATTACTAAGTGAAGCATTACAGTAGAATCTTTTCCTGCTGAAAAAGAAAGATAAATTTTATCAAAATTATCAAATGTAAATTCGATTCTTTCAATAGCAGCATCATGCACATTTTGCTCAAAATATATTTTAGGCATTACATTCCTCCCATTCTTTTATTAGTTTGTCTGCAATCGAATCTGCTTTATCACGGCATGATTTATCAATTTTATTCCATGATTCCATTGTAACTGTTGAAGGGATTTTGTCTTCTATGCAGCAAGCAGACTGTCCTAAATATGCGATTCTATTTAAACCCATATTTGTTAAATTATGCTCACATGAATATTTCCACTCGGAAATAACTTTTGACATCAATCTTTCAGTTTCATTTGAATCTGATAAAATACTTATTACTCGATTAATCATTTCAGCCTTATTTCTTCCTGAAATATTATCGTAAAACCCATTTGGGTAGTCTTCCCATAATTGATATGGGTGAAATATTCGCTCCATAGTTTGAGTTATTTGCCGATTTTCATTTAATGTAGTACGTACAAGTCGTAGTGACCGTGACTTTATTATTGCCCACTCCGGTGGTCGCTGTGCTTGCCATGCCGTCAGCTACCTTACGTGCTTCCTTCGCTGTTAGGTCGCACTTCTTAAGGTAGGTGATGACTTCTGAGTCGCTGTACTTGGATACTGTGACCGTCTTAATGTTGAACTGGTAGCAGGACTTCTCGCAGGAGGTCAATGTAGCTACGATGATCATTAGTAGGATAAGTGCTTTTTTCATTGGTTTAGTTGTTTAGGTATTCGTCAATTAGTTTGATGCATTGCTCTGTTCCTGTTCCGAAGACGGCAAGATAGCCAGCTTCGTTGAGTGTGTTAAGTATCTCAGCCTGTCGCTCTGTATGCTCGTTAGACTTCAACTCGCCGTCTTTCTTGAACGGATTGCCCTTCTCTGTCTTTATCTCAATAAAAAGCCCTGAGAAGTCTTTATTCGGCTTTGCGATGAATAAGTCAGGATATCCACGTATTGGATTCATGGCCTTGTGGTTTTTGGACTGAAATACGCTCATGTACATTCCAGCAGCGAAGTCAAACCGGAATATAACCTTCGGGTACTTGATACTCATGTAGCGTGCTATCACTCGGTAAATCTCGGCTTCTTGTTGCATGGTAGTTGGATATGATTTCTTGACGTGAATTGTTAGCAAGGTAGAGATAGTATTCAGCCGTATAAGGAATGGCACAAATCCGATGGAAGTTATTCTCTAACTCTTTAATTGTGGACTCTATGATGCAAGGCTGCTGGCTGTTTAGAATACTTATCCCGGCTCTTTTACCAATCTCGTACTGGATGCGCTCTGTCATGTTGGATAGGTTAACCTTCAAGTCATCGGCTATGATGTATGCTGGCACTTCGCCATTCATCGCCCACCATCTCTCTATCGCTAACTTCATCCGTGACTCTACCTCGCAATGGAATAGCATCTTCTCTGTTTGATATCGATCCTTGTAATACTTAGCTAACTCTGTCATGATTTCTGTTTATTATTCGTTATTTCCCTACCCATTGGTTGGATAGGCGAAGGGTGGTTGCGGGTATAAGTAGTTAGCTGCTATTTTACCGACCACTCCGAAAGTATTGACTTGACAACTAATTTCAGTTCATCAACTTTTGACAATGGACAGCGAAAAGCAATAGTTTTAGTTTGCTCTGAATATTTAGGTTTAGCACCCGACCCCTGCCGAGTGCCTCCCCTTGTTTCTTTTTTCTTCATTACGGAAATACTGAATAGTTCACATCAATAGTTTCTTCATCATCAGTATCAATGTTTTTGTAAATGCAAGTGTTCAATGTCAAATCATCAATCCTTGCAAACTCTGTAAAAACAGTTCCGCACTTGCTCAATTGCTCACGTTTAGTTCGTGCTTCAATTTCGTTTAAATGTGCTTTCATTGTTTCTAAATCGCCACTCCAAACTATTCTGTTTTTGTGTGGTTCTGCTGGGTAACTTTTTACTAATTGTGCCATTTTGTTTGTTTTTTAATTATAGGACAAATATAAAACCTTTATTTTGAATATGTAAACTATTTCAAAGATATTTTTAATTTATTTTTTAAAGTGTTGATAATCAAATAGAAAAAAACAGCAGCTAACACGCAATTGGCAAAATAAAAGCCATCAAGTGTAGTGTTAAACATCAACATCGGTGCAAGGCTTTTACTTCGCCAATCGCCACCGTTAGCGGTAATTTCAAAAGACATCCGACCAATCCTTTTCATAACCATATTTCTTAGTCATTTCGGCTATTAATTCTTTTGAATAATGGTGCAATTCTGATTTACTTACCATTGTTTCAGTATGCCTAAATTTACCACTATACAATTCTATTTTCCAATGTTCGTAAGCAGCCCCTTCTCCAATGAATGTAGCAATATCATAGCCAAAATGACTATCCCATATCACCTTATCACCGAAAGAGAAACTACCGCTAACAGCACCTACCAAAAAGGCGGGGTTCTGTGGTTCATTGATGTTTTTTTCTTCTATCATAATTTTGTTGTTATTGAAAGTTTATCGTTCTAAATTCCGCCCTTCTGGTAGCTGCAAATCGTTATGTGACATTAGCGTAAATACTGATAATTATATTTTGGCTTATACTGTTTAATTAAAATTCTCTCCATTAATCTCGCAGCCTTTTTATCTGTCATTTCAATAAGAATTATATTATCAAAATCTT